CTCGGCTACGCCTTTCGAAGTTTGGGGAGCGAAGTACACCGGACAGAAGCGTGCACGATATTTACGTGCCCTTGCAACTCTGGAGTCGCAACCTATTAGTCGGAAGGATGCCACGATACAGGCTTTTGTCAAGCTGGAGAAATTGGCAGATCCTTTTAAGGATCCGCGTATGATCCAAGCCCGCGGTGCTCGTTTTAACATTGAGGTCGGGAATTTCTTGAAGTCTTTTGAACATGATTTGTACAACGTGCGTGGTACCGGACACCTTGCCAAGTGGTTCCCTAAGGGTCGAGCCATTGTGAAAGGTATGAATCCAGTAGCGCGTGGTGCATTGATTGAAGGTCATTGGCGCAGTCTTAAGCGACCCGTTCAGGTTGCGTTGGATTGTTCGCGGTTTGATGGGCATGTATCTGAGAAGGTGCTACGGTTTGAGCATAGTGTTTATGAGGGAGTATGTGGTCATAATCCCTATTTACAAAAGCTACTTGCCATGCAGCGCCGTAATGTTTGCTACACTAAGAGTGGCTTACGTTATCAGGTTGATGGACGTCGTATGAGTGGTGATATGAACACCGCTCTGGGTAACTGCGTGCTGATGATCTGTATGATGGCTGTTGCCATGAAGAGGCTAGGGATTAAACCGGATCAGTGGCGCATGGCTGATGATGGGGATGACTGTTGTGTTATGGTGGAGGAGGAATTCGCTGATGTGTTGATAGACGGAATTGGTGGTGTATTTCTCGAGTTTGGCCAGGAGCTGAAGGTTGAATCAGTGGCGCGTAGCATAGAACACGTAACGCTTTGTGGGTCAAAGCCAATTCGTGTCTGTGGTCAACGCACGATGATTATATGCCCGAAGCGTATTATTGGTAAAACACGAGTTGGTTTGAAAAGCCGTAATGATAAATATATTGCTGATTATGTGTCGACGGTCGGTGTTGGACTCTTAGCCATGCACAGTGGTGTGCCCGTCCTGCAAGCACACGCTCTTGCCCTAAAGCGGGCAAGTAAATCTACGCTTAGGGAACTTCCAGGATCCATGCTGTATAAGCTTGCCTACTTGAAGGACCCGCACTCAGTACTGGAGAGGCCGATTAGTTTGCAGTCGCGGTTAGACTTTGCAGTCAGTTTTGGAGTGGACATATCTGCCCAGCTAGAACTAGAGGCTTGGTTTGACCGGGTGTCTGGAGAGCAGATACTTGGGATGGCACCACCCATGGAGGTGCCGGGTGAAAAATACGATGGTGAAAACTAAAGTACTATCCCCGGCCGCCGGCAAGCGAAAGGGTTTGAAGGTTAGAGTGTTAGCGAGACAGATGAGCAGGATGGCGCTTGTAGCGCCGCC